ATACCATCACCTTTTGAAAAGGCTTCAACATTCATAATTAATATGTGAAGGTCCGTACCTGTTTCAAACATTGTATTAAGAATCTGTTGTTGTTTTTTAGATTTGTCAGATGTTTTCCAAAGAACAACTTTCTTTTCAATGTGATCTGGTAAGTGAGTAGGTATCTCTGAATCATACCAGTTTTTATATACACCTTTTGGTGCGATCAATAAAAGCCCATTTATCAAGGCTTTATCATATAAAATGGCCGCATTATCTAATAATACTTTCGATTTACCGGTACCCATTTCCATGAAATACGCAAAGTTTTCTTTATCCCAAGATGCGTCTAATGCATCTAATTGATGGCCATACGGCTTAGTTTTAAATTTATAGTTCATACTTTACTTTTCTTTCTAATATCCTATATAGTGTAGCGAAAGGAAAAAGTCAATGTCAAAAGTTTATTTAATACAAGAGATACCAGGCACTGCTAAAGGCGAACCTAAGTATAATATTTTAGGCGCACAGAAATATGGCGAGATTAAGACATTGCTACCAGAATTTTCACAAATGATTTTATCTCCTGGTCCTTTAATTATAAAACTTAGAACGCTTCTAAAAGACTATACTGAAAACGATTATCTTTTATTATCAGGTGATCCTGCAATCATAGGTGTAGTTTGTTCTGTTGTTTGTGATATTACAAATGGAAAATACAAATTGTTGAAATGGGATCGACAAGAAAAAACTTATTATCCAATAGAAATAAATATTCATCAAAAGTAGTTGACATTAAAAAATACTTCTCTATATAGTTAGACGCTATTAAAATAATTAAATTAATAAAAACATATAGGAAAGTAATATGAGTATAGACTTACGTCAAGACGCGCCAGATCAAAGCGATGTGGTTGACCCAACAAAACTCTCTGAAGAAATAGAGAAACTTAAATCACTACAAAAAGAAATAGAAAATTTAGAAGATAGAATTAAAGACTTAAAGAAAGATGAAAAACATTTTTCGTGTGTTGTTATTCCAAAACTAATGGAAGACATGAATCTATCAACTGTCAAACATAAAGATGGTTCTGAAATATCTATAAAGAAAATTTATAGTGCTACAATCAAAGCTGATAAAAAAGCAGAGGCACTTCAATGGCTTCGAAACAATGGCCTAGGTGATATTATTAAAAACAATATCACTGTTACGTTTGGCCAAGGCGAAGAAAACAAGGCAATGGCTTATGCTACCCTTGCAAAGGGTCAAGGTTATGAACCCTCACAAGATGAGAAGGTTCATGCCATGACTCTCAAAGTAACCATGGAAGATTGGAAGGAAAAAGGTAATGAAGTTCCTGAAGATCTTTTTTGGACGTTTGATGGTAATCAAACAAAAATAAAAAATAAAAGCTAAACTAATAAACTAATAAGGAGTAAATATGCAAAATAACTTAGCTAAAAAAGCTGATGCTGGTGCATTGGCTACAATTAATCTCAGAGGTGACTCTATGAAAGGAGCAGAAGAGATTAGGAAGGAAGATATATCTACACCTATCCTAAAAATTCTTCACCAACTTTCTCCAGAGTGTAATGCTAGAGATCCAAAATACGTAGAAGGTTCTAAACCAGGAATGATCTACGCTTCATCTTTCGGTTCTTTGATTGATGGTGAGAAGGATGGTATCAACATTATTGTTGCCCATGCTCAAACTAGATTTCCAGAATGGCAAGAAAGAGGAGACAGTGCGTCAGCACCAGTTGGAACTCACATGGAAATACCTGCAGATGCAGTAGAAGAAAGAAACGGTAGATACAGATTACCTAATGGTAATTATGTAGAGAAGACCGCTTACTTCTATGTAATCGTTGTGTCAGGTGAAGAGTCAAGACCTGCTGTGATACCAATGCGTTCATCGAATTTATCACCAGCGAGGGAACTAAACAATCTGATAACTAATTTAAGAATATCAGATGACAAAGGTACGTTCCAACCTGCAGCATACGCAGCAATGTTCAACTTAAAAACAGTTGGTAAAACTGCAGGCAGTAAGAGTTGGCACGTGTACAAAGCATCTAAAGTTAGAATGTTAGATACATCTAAATCAGAAGATGCAGATTTATATGTGGCAGCACAAGAGTTACAGAAGACTGTAGCAAAAGGTACTGCTAAACCAAAATACGAAACAGAAGCAAAAACTTCTGATATTGTATAAGTATTCCGAACGGAATAGTTGCAACGGAGGCCGGCGAGCGAGAGTAGACCGGCCTCATTAAATTATGAAAGATTTTATAAAATATTTTACAGGATTAAAACGTAACTATGGTTACTGTAATATTAAAAATGGAGAAGTTAATAAGATTACAGGTAAAATAAAATTTCAACCAAAAGATTATGGCTGGGCTAAAAAAGAAATTACAAACCAAGACTATGAAGAACATTTATCAGGTGGAAAATCTATAGGTGTTAATCCATGTGATGATGAAGGATTATCCATATTCGGTGCCATAGATATTGATCCAAAAGATTATTCTAAATTTAATTTAGAAAAATATTTAAAAATAATAGAAGAAAAAGAATTACCAATCATACCTGTGAAATCTAAATCAGGTGGATTGCATCTTTATGTATTTACAAAAGATAGAGTAAAAGCATCTGAGATAAGAGATTTTTTAGAAAAGTTATTATTTATATTTGGACTACCTTCTAGTACAGAAATATTTCCAAAACAAACATCTTTGGATTCAAGCGATGGTAAAAGACCATCAGGTAATTTTATAAACCTTCCTTATTATAATAAGAAAGAACGTGTAGCATTAAAACCAAATGGAGAAGAAATAGACTTTGATATGTTTATGAAGGTCATAAACTTAAATGCACAAACTTCAGAGAGTCTATCTAATCTTGGAGCTGATTTAATTAACAAAGAACTAAAGAAAGAATCAAAACAATTTGAGGATGGTCCACCATGTTTGGGTCTACTTTGTGGTCAAGTTGAATCTAGTAGAGAAAAATTAGGAGATTGGAGAGATAGATTTTTATTTAATTACATGGTGTTTGCTAAAAGAAAATATCCTGATGAATGGGAAGAGAAAATTTTAGAAACAGCTAGAGAATATATTGTCTATGATAAAATATGGGGCGACAACAAAGTCAAAGAAAAAATTAAAACATGGAAAGGTGATACAGCAGGTTATCTTTGTAATGAGGATCCAATACAATCTAGATGTGCTAGAAACATATGTTTAAGAAGAAAATATGGTGTTGGTAGACAGATAAATTCTTCATGGCCAGAGATAATTAGTGTAACTAAAATAGCATACAGACCACATCCTAAATTTATTTTATATGTAAAAGAACAAGATGGTAAGATAAAAAATATAAATGCAAAAGTAGTAGAACAAATAATTGAACAAAGAAGATTAAGAGCTTTGATTGCAGAAAATACTTCTGTTGTACCTGAACCTATAAAACAAAAAGAATTTCAAGCTATGGTTTCAGGTATATGGGCTACGCAAAATATAGAAATACCAGATCCAGAATCACAACCTGCAGGTATATTATTCAGAAATCTAAAAGAATATTTAAATGATGTAAGGACAACATCATTAAATGGTTTTAAAAGTGGATCTGTCTATGTTGAAAACGATAAAGCATATTTTTTATTTTATAAATTTTTCGAAGAGTTGAGAAGAAATGATTGGCGTATGGATGAGAATGAAACCAAAACTATGGTCATAGATGTATTTAAAGCAGAGAGTGGTAAGCTTAAACGAATTGGTAAAGGCAATCCAATAAGATGTATGGAAGTAGATATGAAACAATTTGAAAGTGACGAACCACCAGAAGAGATAATTGAATTTGAAAAAGAAGAGGATATAGTTTGATTTATAAATACTATGGTCCACCTGGAACTGGTAAAACACATAGGTTAATTAGTAGAGCTAAAGCCTATATAAGAACTGGTACACGACTTGATAAGATAGGTTACTTTGCATTCACCAAAAAAGCAGCAAAAGAAGCTAGGGAAAGAATGCCGATTGATGATAAAAAGTTAGTACATTTTCAAACTCTCCATTCATTTGCATATAATACATTAGGTCTATCAGAAGAAGTTATTATGCAACCCTTTCATTATGAAGATCTTGGCAAACAACTGGGCATCAGGGTTAAATATTCTGATAAATATAATGAAGAAGAAACACATTATTTGACTTGCAACAATCCATATTTTCAAATGATTGGAAGAGCTATGAATAGAAATGTGGACATCAGAGTTGAGTTTGATCGAAACGAACATGATAGAAAAGAAATAAAATGGGGCACTTTAAAACATATACATGATAATTTAAAAGAATATAAAAAGACTACACGACCACACTTACAAGACTTCAACGATATTATAAACAATGTTTTAGAAAAGGTTCCAAATTTTGATGTGGTATTTATAGATGAAGCACAGGATTTATCACCATTACAATGGAAACTATATGATAAACTAAAAGAAAATAGCAAAGACGTATATCTTGCAGGAGATGATGATCAAGCAATCTTTGCCTGGGCTGGGGCTGATGTATCTAGATTTATAAAAGAACCAGCAAAAGAAAAAGTATTACAGAAATCAAAACGTATATCTAGAGCAGTTCAACAAGAATCCAATACACCAATAGAACGTATATCAGGCATCAGGAAACAAAAAGAATATTTACCAAGAGACTATGAAGGCGAGTGTAAATACATTTCAAACTTGGGTCAGGTGGATCTAGCAAAAGGTAAGTGGTTGATTTTAACAAGAACTAAAAATCAATTATTAGAATTAATGAAAGAAGTTAAAAAGAAAAATTTATATTATCAAACAAACAAAGGTAAAAGTTATAAAGTAAGATTATATAAAGCAGCTCAACTATATACAGCATGGACTAAAGGTAAAATATTAGAGGAAAAAGAAGAAAAAGAATGTAAAGACTTTATGGGAGATGAACATTTTAATAGAAAAACACCTTGGTATGAGGTGTTTGTTGCAGCACCAGAAAAAGAAATACGTTACATAAGATTAATGTTAGAAAATGGTGAAGATTTAGATGCAGATGCAAGGATATTTATGTCTACAATACATGCAATAAAAGGTGGCGAAGAGGATAACGTAATTTTAGCTTTACATCAAGGTAGTAAAATACAAAAATCTATAAAAAGAAGTGTTGACAAGCGTGATGAAGAAGAGCGTGTTTGGTATGTAGGAATCACAAGAGCAAAAAATAATCTATATAAATTTAAATCAAAAAAGAAATTAAAGGAGTATAAACTATGACATCTAAAGATATATTTGATGATACATTTCCACAAGATAGACAGATAGGCGGGAGTCACTATAAAAAGTTTCGTATACAACCGTACGAATTTATCTCAAAGAATGACCTTTCATTCTTTCAAGGGAACGTTATAAAGTATGTATGTCGTTACAAAAATAAAAACGGTATAGAAGACTTAGAAAAGATAAAACATTATTGTGATTTAGAAATTAAAAAGTTGAAAGATAAAAAATGATATTACCAGAAACAGAATGGCTAATGCCAACAGAATATCCTGATCTTAGATCCTATCCTGAGATTGCAATTGACTTAGAGACAAGAGATCCAAACTTAAAAAGTACAGGTTCAGGTTCTGTAATTGGTGTAGGTGAAGTTGTAGGATTTGCTGTAGCTGTAGAAGGATACAAAGGATACTTTCCTATTGCACATGAACAAGGACCTAATATGGACAGGGATAAAACTATTGAATGGTTCAAAGATATTTGCGAATCACCTGCTACAAAAATATTTCACAACGCTATGTACGACGTATGTTGGATACGTAAATTAGGTATAAAAATCAATGGTTTAATACTGGATACTATGATTGCATCATCATTGATTGATGAAAATAGATTCTCATACACATTAAATACTTTATCATGGCATCATTTATCTAAAGGTAAGAATGAAAAGAAACTTATTGAGGCTGCAAAGTCAAGAGGACTAGATCCAAAGGCTGATATGTGGAGATTACCTGCTATGGAAGTAGGAGCATACGCAGAACAAGATGCATCACTAACTTTAGAACTTTGGCAAAAATGTAAAAAGATTATTATTGAAGATCATCTGCAGGAGATCTTCGACCTGGAGACAGATCTGTTTCCTTGTCTGGTTGACATGAGATTTCGTGGAGTGAGGGTTGACGTTGAAAAAGCTCAAAGAGTGAAGCAAGACCTACAAGTACAAGAAGAGCTACTGCTCCGACAAATAAAAAAAGAAAGTGGAATAGAAATTCAGTTAATGGCTGCAAGAAGTATTGCCAAACTTTTTGATAAGCTTGGACTAGAATATTCCAGAACTGAGAAATCTGGCGAACCATCATTTACTAAAAACTTTCTTGTTAATCATTCAAATCCTCTTGTTCGTATGATAGCAGATGCTAGAAAAATAAACAAGGTACGTACTACATTTATAGATTCTATTTTAAAACATGAGCATTGTGGAAGAATACATGCTGAGATAAATCAGATTAGATCAGACGATGGTGGTACAGTTACAGGTAGATTTAGTTATGTTAATCCAAATCTACAACAAATTCCAGCCAGGGATCCGGCAACAGGGCCTTTGATTAGATCGTTGTTTATACCTGAAGAAGGTATGAAGTGGGGTTGTTTTGACTACTCGCAACAGGAACCAAGACTTGTTGCACACTATGCTTTAAAGTTTAGATTAGCATCAGTCAATCCAATTGCAGATTCATATGAGAATGATCCATCAACAGACTTTCACAAGATTGTTGCAGAAATGGCAGAGATACCAAGAAGTCAAGCTAAAACAATTAATTTAGGTTTGTTCTATGGTATGGGTAAAGCAAAACTACAAGCAGAGTTAGGTGTAACAAAAGAAAAGACTGCAGAACTATTTGATAAGTATCATGGTAGAGCACCTTTTGTAA